CTGAACAACATAAGTCACCGTCGTCGCAGTCGCTTCGACGCCGAACCCTACATTGAAAGGACCGATGTAGTGGTCCATGACTATTGGGTCGGAGACTCCTGTAGCGGCAACAGTCTGCCTAACTGGTCTCATGTTGACCCCCTATTAAGAAAGATTTGAGGTCGGGAGAGCAAGCCATCCGCCTAGACCACTGCTCACCACGAGCGAAAACCCGCCTACTCCAGCACCGTTGTCGGTGACACAGCGAATTGTTCCTACAGGAACACTGTTAGCGGAAGGAAGGCTTGCGACTGTGCCGGTGGGAAGGCTTATATAGCCATCGACGTTGCCAGTAACGTCACCAGTAACGGCGCCAGTAAATCCATTGGTAGATACAACGGGTCCAGAAAAAGTTGTTGTTGCCATTTTTAATTCCTCACATGCGAGCTGTGAATGGCAGTCTGCATGTCGTCAGCCTAAGCTGTCTGCCACCCAATAATAAAAAATAGAGAGGGGCCGGAGCCCCCCTCTAACGGACCGGATTATGAGGTTCCGGGTGAACCGTAGATGCCCAGAGGGTCGGATACGCCGAACGAGTAACGCTCACGCGCCTTGTAGCGCACGTTACCAGTGTCGAAATCGCCGTCCATAGACGTTTCCAGCGAGGTGCGCTGGAAGTGCTTCATGCCGTTCGGTACATCGGTGATGATAAAGAAGGCATTGGTGTCAGTCAAGAAGTGGTTGACTGAGTAGCCTTCTGGAATCGAGCCGTTGTTGCGAAGGGCGTTGATGTCGTTGTCAGCCGTGCCGACCCGACCCTCTGTGTCCATAAGGCGAGTAGCCACGAACATGAGTGAAGGGGGAACGATCAACTTACGAGGACGTGCCGCAATCAAGAGACCACGCTCGTCGGTAAATGCGGCAATGTTAATTACAGCATCTTCCAGTGAGGTCTCGTTAAGGTCAGCCGCAACCGCAGGTCGGTTAGCATTAGTGCCGCCACTTACCAGTGGGTGCGCCGTGCTAAACAGAGTAACGCCATCGCCAGAGTTGAACGAGGTAAAACCGTTGTTCAACAGGCTTGCCGCCTTGACCTGCTTGGTGTGTGCCATAGCACGAGCAAGCGCCTTGGTATAACGAGCAGACAGAGAGTCATACAGGTTATCTTCCATAGCTTCTTCAGTAATGGAGAAGCCGAGAGCGATTGTCTCATGGCTGTAGCGAGCGGTGAATGACTCTTGCGCGGTGTCATAGGCGATGGCAGAACCTTCAGCCTTGACGGGTGCCGCACCGAAGCCAGACAGCTTCACCTCTTCCTCGAAAGAGCGCTCAGATGATTCAGTGTCATAAATCATCGTGTGCTCATCTTCATACTTCTCATACTCCAGACCGAACAGGGCGTTCAGGCCGGGGAGAAGCTCTTTCAGCATTTGTGCGCGTGAAATTGCCATTTTCTATTTCTCCTTAAACGCCGAGTGCCGTATCGTAAGCATGGCTTCCGGGCAACCAAGTAACGATGCAATCGGTGAACGAGTCACCTACAGCGCTGTCAGGCCCGTCAACAAAGTCAACGATTCGGAGTGGGAAGGTGTTGGTGGTAGCAATAGAGCTAGCGTCCAACGCGTTTCTGCTTCGGCCAATGCTGGTTGAACCCGCAGTGTCAATAGCCTGCACGTTGTTACCAAGACCGGTTTGAGCAATTGTGCCATCACCCTGCATCTGGAAGACCAGCTTGGGATCATCGGCAACATACGCGACAGCATCAGATGCTACCGTGTTTGCTGGCCAATATTGGCTGAAGGTTGGCTGATTGGTGTTTGGATCGGTGTAGGAACAACCTACAAAGACACCAACAGTACCGCCGACGTTGGCGGTTGTTACTTGTGCCTTTTCTACCGTTCCAGCGGCAACCAGCTTAACGAAGTCGCCATAAAAGACTGCCGTGTTATAAGCGGACGCAATCTTGATGTGGCGTACTTTTCCGGTGAAAGAACCGGAGGCACTGAGAGTGCCTACAGGTTCTGCACCTGTGGGAGTAGCTGTACTAGCCATTTCTCATCTCCTTGATGAATAGCCACGAGGCCGCCCCCAAACGGGGGAGTTAGCCTCGACCAAAGGTTGTACGAGTGCTTCGCTCTGGGTTCAGAACGGGCATTCGCGGATCGTTTTCTCTCAAGAAGCTGTTGTCAACAGACTCCATCTGTTGCGACGCCATTCGCTCGAAGTATTCTTCTCGTTGCTTAACTTCAGACTCAGGAGATTTGCACAGCAATAAGCCGCCAACCTCTATGTTGCCTTCAAAACGAGAGCCGATGTCAGACATCACTTCAAGCTCTGGGTGATCTTCTGCTCGCACTGGAGTCCACCCTTCTCGAAACTTCTGCGACACGTTTGTGTTATCAGACTTTCCTAGGGTGCTGGTGCGTACCCAACGAAAAACCCAGCCGTCTTGCGGCTCGGGAGTTGGCAGTACGGATGCGGGCTTCCAAGAATCACTCGGACGCTGTTCAACTTCTCTGGCCTGTGAGGCCCTTTTTGTGCGCTGTTCTGCCATTTTATGACTCCTTAATGAGCTGGTTGGCATACTGTTCGGGGGTTAGCCCAAGTCTCTTTGCGAGAGAGAGTTGGGTGCGGCTCAACCTCACTTTGCGTGGCTTGGCGCCGTTATTCCTTGCGGAAGGGGCCACAACCACGGAGGGGCTTCGGGAGGTCGAGGAAGATGTGTTTCCATCTGAGCCACTGTCATCCTCAC